CTGGACCGTTGTCCAAAGAGAGTGCTTGTTATTTTCTCATTCCGTTCTCTTTGTTTCCGATTTAATGGATTAGGTTCACCAAGATACTGGGATTCCCGGAAAGGACTCATCTTGTCCAGCGCGGTCATCTGCTCTTCCATTCCAGTTCCCGCCTGCTGGAATTCCTCCTGGGTTGGAGTTGGCAGATTCGGGTCCATTAGACTTTTCCAATGGTCCAGTTCCGGGGCTGCTTCCATGGTCCCTGGTTCTGGGATCACCGTGTCAGTCATGATGGTTTCACCCTCAATAGGTGGAAGATTAAATCCGGTCCTTTCCAAATTAAGGCGTGCGTCTTCTTCAGTGTTTCCCCCCTGCAGAAAAGCCGCGATGTAAGATTCGTACTTCGCCGGGTCTAAATATCGATTTGGATCAGTTGCCATCATCCCTCCTCAAGCTGCCGGAGCCGGTCATGTAAATTGGATTGAGAAGCAAGGATGGCGGCCAGCCCATGGCCATAGTCAACCATCTTGCCCTGTGGTGTGTCTTTAACAAACGAGGCGCCCATCGGTGTCTTTTCCAGATCCTGGGCCATCACGCCCACAAACATTCCGGCATCAGCACCTGGTGCGTTCTCATCTTTGTATTCATATTGATAGGAATTCAGTGCGTCCAGAAACCCTTCCACCTGGTCATCAGCTGCGCGGATGTTACGTTTTGCGGAGATGTCCGATTTTATTAAATTTGCAGCAGTTAAAAGTGTCCCAATTAATTTTAATTGAGCGCCATATTCATCGGTGCCTCGTTCCAAGGCTTTCAGTTTTGCAGTTTCAGCAGCAAGGTATTTTTGCAGCCCAATATCCATATCTTTTAACTGCAACTGCAGTTTAAATCCCGCAGTTGTCAAATCGGCTTCTAATTCTGCGAGATCCACTTTAAGATCGATTCCCTCCAAAGATTGCAGCCCTTCAAAGGCGGACAAGGCCACGGCGTCATCTAGCGCCTTTGATTTTAATGCCAGCTCGGCATTGGTCCGGGAAAGAATGATTTCTTTTTCCAGGTTCCCAAGTGCCACTGCCAGATCCAGTTTCCCCTGCTCAACGGCAAGAATTCTGCGGGATTCCAAATTGGCAAGCGTAGTCTGCAGATCCAGATCCGCCTGCTTCAAATTTTTCATCAAAGTGTTTTTCTGGTTTTCAATATCAGCAGCCAGTTCCGCTTCACCCTGCGCTATGGCAAGAATCCTCTCGGTTTCCAAGTTTGCAATCCGAGTTCTCGTTTCCACATCAGCCTGGGCAATTCCAATCTCAAGGGCGGTTTTCTGATTAGCCTGCTGGGCAGCCTGCTCCATATCCCCTTTTTTAATTGCAAGCCGGATTTCTTTGTCCAGATTTGCAATCCTGGTTCTGGTTTCTACGTCTAGTTCTGCTGTTTCTAAATCCCTTTCAATATTGGCTTGGGTGATCACCCTGGTGAGTGATGCTTGTGCAATTTGCAGCTGGCGTGCAGATTCAAAATCACCTTCTTGGATTGCCACCTGGCGTCTGGTTTCCAGGTTTGCCAACTCAGCTTCCATTTCCATGGCGCCTTTAGTTTTTGCAACATCAATCAGTGCCTGCTCGGCCTGCTGCATTTCCTGGGATCTAAGAAGTGCGGATTGTCCTGAGGCAGCCTGCTGCGTTTCTGCATAAAGCTGTCGGATTTGTCTCAGTTTCGCCGGGTCTGCTGTGGCGCCTGCTTCCAAACCAAGCAGCTGCCGGACATTGTTTTGTGTCGTTTGTGTCAGTTGAATCTCGGCGGGGCTTGTGGCTTCTCCGGAAACTCTGGCTTTTAATTTGTCGCGGATGTCATCCAGATCTTCAATTGCATCGATGTCAGAAATATCCAGTGCAATAATTTCATCAATGATGACCTTTGCAGGATCTTCAGCCTCGCCAACGGTGACATCGCCTGCTGTCGGTGCAGTAATGTCACCCACTGTGTCCAAGGTTGGTGCTGTTACTGTCGGCATTGTGGTGCTTACTGTCGGCGCCACAATTTCTGCTGGAGCTGTTATGGTTGGTGCTGTGACTGTCCCGGTGCCGGTTACGACGGGCGCGGTTGCATCAGTTACTGTTGCAACAGTGGGCGCGGTTGCATCAGTTACTGTTGCGGCAGTGGGCGCAGGTGTTTCAAACTGGGCGCGTTCTGCTGGTGTTAACGTAAACCTTCCAACTTTAACAGCATTGTCCTGGAGTTTTTTAAAGATCCCTCTTTTCTGGAGATCACTTAATACTTCAAACCCGGTGGCAGGCAGCTGCGATTGAATATCATCAAACGTGAGGGTTCCAATATCCTGCACGGGCAGACCAGTAACCTGGTCTATCTGTTCATTGAATGTCTGTAATATCCCGGAAACGGTATCTGTAAAACCCGCAACCTGGGTTTTTGCAGTTTCTGCAACCAGTATTTTTTGTTCATTAAATAGCCGCTCAATCTCATCATCTGGAAGCAGATTATAATTCTGGCCCTTCAGTGATTGAGTCACCATTTTGATGGTGCCGTTTTGCACGGCGGTATCGTATTCCTGCTGAGTTCCACCAGGGTTTGTAGCTTTCCACTGATCGAAAGTCAGTTCAGGACTGGGTTGGCCTGCTTCATTTAATTTTGTTTTAAATGTTTCAAAGTCCGTATCAGACTTGAGATTGGTTTGTAGGTAGGTTTTAAAATTCCCCTGCTGGATGGTGATTTTATTATCTGCTTGGGTGGCTAATGCCTGGGTGGTATATTCGTTCCCAAACTGGTCGTAATATTTTGGTGGTGCAGTAGTCGTTGTTGTTGTGGTGCCTTTGTCACTGTCATCATCAGGTTTAGTTTTCCTTTTTGCAATAACATCAATTCTAGTTTCAAAAAGACCTTGGTCTGGCTTTGCTGGCGGATCACCTCCAGTATATTTACCATAACCACCCGCAGCTTCTGCCGGATCTTTTTCCTTTTTTTCTTCTTTATAACTCCGAATCGGTCCACCACCTGGTCCCATCCCCTGTGTTCCCGGAAGAGGCTGCGCTGCGCCGCCAAGTGCCTGGAGTAGATTTGCTTCATTCGGATTAATGGCAGCCAATCCCTCGCCGCGTGATTTCAGAATATCTGCCAGGCGCTGAAGATCCTGTTCTGACATGGTGGGCTGCATGGTGTTTGTGTATGCCATATCAAATTAATTTCTGCTGTGGAAGAAGTGCCGTTTCTTGGCGCATCCCAACCTCAAGCATAAGATTTGTAATTGAATAACTCTGACCGGGATCGGATGAAACCGTGTCACTGAATTGGAATCTCACTGCATCGCATTTCTGCCGTGCAAGGTGGATATTAAACTGATAAACACCATCGGCCACCCGGTTGGTTCCGGCACCGTAATATTCAGATCCGTATGGTGATTCATCTCCATACTCATTTTGGCCGGTGGCTGTCCGGAAATTGAAATCATGTTGCTCATTAAAAAACTGTTCAAAGTCGTAGGCAATTTTTGTTCTGAGAATATGGTTTGATTTATACTCTCCCAAAACCAATGCACGCCGGACCCGCTGCAGTCCCTGGATCTGCTGGGTTTTGATCCATGCCGTGGTCAGCTTTAGCGGAATCAAACTGTCGACATCTTTATAGTTTGACGCATCTTCCTGGTAGACCAGGCCGCCGGATGTCCGGAGATAACAATAGGTGTCTGTGGCTTTCCAGGTAACCGCGCCGGTCCCGGAATGGTTTGTCCAGGTTGCCCATTTGTTGTAATAAAAATCATAGATTAGTGCCGGGCCGCTTTCGGTTGTAAAACGTACCTGGGACTTGTCTGCAACCATAATTGCGCTGGTAATTGTTTCGTTGTTATAGGCTTCCACAGCAGCGCCCACATAGACCGTGTTCAGTTTTCGATCCAGCAGATAAATCCCTTTTAGGCTTTTAAAAAAGATCCCAAGTGGTGATATCACAACCGAATCGACTGTGCGGCAGCCCACATCAGAAGTGATCAGTTGAGGTTCTGAATAAGAATTCTGGGCGCCGGTGTCGGTTGGTCCTGCACCGGTGATGTAGAAAATTTGCTGGGGTTCAAAGATTATCAGTTTCTCATCCATTTCAACGATTGCTGTGACTTTTTCCGCTTTATTCATTGTGATGGTAAAAATATCCGAGAATTCCACCGGACTTTTTTTCTGCCGTTTTTTGGAATAATAAAGAACCTTGGGATTTTCAGAACTGACTGCAAACAGTCTGTTATTAAAAACTCCCATCACACTGGTAGCCGGCGGTGCAATGTTCTCAATGATCCCACCATTGGTATAAAGCATTTCTTTTGCTACCAAATTCCCATCGGTGATGGCGCCTGCATCTGCCAGACTGACCGAATTCTGTGCCGTGTCGTTTGCCACCTCGCCAACTTTATAAAACAGGGTTCCTGTGGTGATGGTCCGGTAGACTTCACACGTTACGCTGCTATGCTCGGTCAATCTTAGAGTTGGAATGGTCAATGTGACCGTGCTTGATCCTCCGGTGGGGGTTGCCGTGATGGACACAGATGGGGCGGATCGATGGATCTGCCCGCGTGCATCGTTGTGAACATAAATAACGCGGTATTGATAGGTTCCTGCTGCCAGTGATCCGGCTCCGTTGTTGGTGGATTGTGTTACCGGTTCCGGATAAAGATGGAAACCATGTTCCTCAATGCTTTGACTGTCGTAGCTGGAAATAAACCCACCGGCAATGTGCATATTCTCACCTAGTTCAATTCCTAGAAAAGAATCTGCTTTGGTGAAATCAACCGTGGAGAGGCTTAACCCTTTGAGGGAATAAATATCATTATTTTCAGAAACCAGGCGTGTTTTGACCTGGACCGGGACTTTCCAGATCCCTGCAGATGCATCATCAGTGACACTTGCAAGGGTGCTTTTGGCCTGCAGCCCTCCTGCAAATCCGGCCTGCATTTTTGCTACTATCAACCCGGTGGAATCTATCAGAAAATAGGTGGTCTGAAGATCGGAGGCATGGACGGTCAAAACGTAGCACTTTGAATTGTAATAAAATGCTTTTGACGCCAATCCGACCGAGCGTTTTAAAACCGTGACTGAGCCCAGGCTGCCGCTATCTATTCCGGTTATATCGTAGGTTGCCGTTTTGACCAGGTGATCATAATCGTTGGTTACATCATGCTCCCAGATGATCACCACATCTCCCTCAGAATCACGGTTTATTGTCACCCGCGGGATCGCCGTTGCGGTTGCTTCCACCGAAACCAGGCTGCCTACCAGGGTCAGGTCAAAATTAAGCCTCGCCAGTTTGATTCCACTGCTATCAGAATTCTTTGAGTAGGCTACATAGATGTCATTGTCATACAGATCCGAAGCATCATTGTAGATTGCCAGACTATCCTCCGGATCGGTTCCGGCAATGGCTGCAGCTGCCACAAATCCATTTATTCCACTCCCGGTTTCTCCATCCTTGGTGATGTATGCGACAGTTATCGTGTTTGAGTTATCCCGGTATGCAAACAGTCCTGCGTTATCTTGGTAGACAATTGCATCCAATTGATGCCCGGAGGTTGCGGTGTTTGTGGCAAGGTTGGTAGCCGCCGCCCAGGTTGTTGGATCAGAAACATCCAGCATCCGGATTTTTACATTATTTGCTGAATCGTCTATGTAAATGATGGCAAGTCTCTGGCTTAATACGATCACTCTTGGTAGGATTCCGTTTGCATCGATGCTGGTGTTATTCTGAAGAACTGACCCTGTGACTGCATCAATCACACTTGCGCGGATTCCTCCCTGGGTGTCTTCCCATGCCATTGCATAAAGCCCCGCACCATAAGCAAAGTCTGGGCTGCTCTGCTGATAATCATTCCGGATCACATCTTCAGAAGAAACGGTGACACTGAGGTGTCCACCTTTGTCCACCCACTGATCGCGCCCGTTGACATAGGAATAAAGTTTGGAATCGGAGAAAAGCAGCAGCTCATCCTGGAAGGTGGAAAGTGCATCTCCGGAGGAAATCGCCGCAGTTCCAGATGGACCGGCTACTGATCGGGAAAGCTTCGCATATCCATTTCTTTTGGTGATGGTGCTGCCTTCAGTAAACACTCCATTTTCCAGCTCGGTCAAACTGCTAGACACAACCATAGCCTGGCTTGTTTTGGTGTCAATCCCGCCTGCTAGATCGATGGGGATGAACTGTTTCTGAAGTGCCATTACTTTTTTGCAACTTTAGGGTTAGGCTGTTTGTTTTCTTCTTCCTGCTCTAACAACACTTCTTCCATACCGAGTAAACGGTGTAGCCGTGCTTCAATAGTTGGTACTTTAGCCAACTCGTTCTTCACGGTCATAATCTCGTTTTGTACTTCTTTTAGTGTCATTCTTTTTCTTTATTCGTTTCCGGTTCTACTACTTTTTCAGGTTCAACAATCACTTTCCCATTTTCATCGGTCCATTCTGTTTCAATCATGTGTGGATCATGTCTTTCCCCTACGACCAACCAAGAAATTGTATCTGTGCTAGTATTTTCCTTTGCTGTTATTATTAAATTATTCCCAGATACAGAACCTTTAACTTCTCCGAATCCACTTTCATTGCTTGTAAAGCATTGCGTATTTGTATTCAACAAAACAAAAGTCCCTTCAGTCATATTTGAAACAGTATCTAGGTTTATTGTCGCTTCACCATTTACGAGTGTGGCTTTTCCTCTGTAAATCAAGTCTGCTTGTGGTCCCTCAATAAAGGAGTGGACTAAGTTATGAGTCTCAGATTTACTTTCTAATGGGTGGTCGATTTTAAACGAGCCGGACCCTTTGCTAAAAGAGCCTACGACTGATACTGCCTGACTACTGCCGTCTACAGAAACAATTGTAGTATTTTTCCCATCGCAAATATGCGTACGTCTAAAATTAGCTGTTCCCCCCTCATACCCCACATAATTTATACGTATGGACCCTGTATCGCTAGCATCAGTTTGGTTACTGATATGCTGTATGTCAGAACTAACTTGTCCCATGACAAGCCCTCTATTGGCGGCGTGGGCGCTGTGGTGGATACTCAACGCGTCTGCATTATAGGCCGCAGCATCAATTTCTACTTTACCATTAACATCTAATTCTGCATCTGGGGCAGTCATGCCGATGCCTATCCGGTTATTTGATGCATCGATTGATAAAGTATTACTGTCAAAATTAAGTGCATCAACTGCTGCATTTAAGGTGACATCTACTGTCTGAGCAGATAGGTCCAGAGTGCCAGAATTAATATTAATCTCACCACTTGACGAAATACTTAAATCAGTACCATCACCTTCTATTTTCTCATCGTCATGACCAAATGTGAGACCAATATCTGCACCAATGTTGATGTCTCCACCTGCTTCAATAGTAAAATCTAGTTCCGCAGTTGATATGTCCAGTTTCGTCCCGTTACCTTCAATTTTCTCGCCATTATTTCCAAAGGTCAGACCAATATCTGCAGGAATGTTTATGTCTGCTCCTGCAGTCAGATTAATATCACCCGTACCATTGGTGTCAAAAGTAATCTCTCCGTTAACCCCGTCCTCAATGGTGATGGTTCCAGAGTTCGTTCCTGCATTAGTGTCCAGGACTAGATCCTGAGTAGAATTGGTTGTGATCTTGCCAGATGCAGATCCTGACCCGATAACAATCTCACCCGTGCCGTTTGGTATAAAAGAAATATTACCATTAGCAGCATCAGTGATTGCAATACTGGAGGAGTTCGTTCCTGAGTTGGTATCTAAAATTAGGTCATAGGCACCATTGGAGGTCAGTTTCCCGGTTGCTCCTGTGTTACCAATAACCACATGACCTGTCCCATTGGGTTTGAGGTTGATGGGATAATTGGTTGAGCTGGTCGCAATGTTGATGGCACCTGCAAAACTGGTTGCAGTCGAAAGCAACGTCCCTGTTTCATCTGGTACGGTCAGTGCTGCCGTTGTTCCAGTTCCAAGGAATTTCAGTGCGACTTTTGCTGCAGATCCAGATGCATCATATTTATAGAGATCGATGTCAGCAAATGACATCTTTGCCATGCCTGGATCAGATAGGGTCTTGTCAAATTTGAAGGCATAGCTGTTTGAGGAAAAATTGACCTGTGCATTGGTGGTCATGTTGTCAATTGATCCTCCGGAGGTATTTACACCGGACCCGCTTGTGATCTGCACACCAACCCCGGATGCATTCCGGTAGTAAAAATTTCCATCATAGACATACAGTGAAACATTGGTATCACCACTCCCGGAAGAATGAATGGTGTTATCCAGGACCACATTTTTCAGCTCGGTTGCGCTTTGCAAATTGAATTCAACATCAGCGTTAATGTTTAAGCTGCTCGGCGTCAGCTGGACGCCTTTGCCACTGGTATGGTCATGGGCGTCAATCGACTCCCAGTTGCTATTTGTTTCAGTGGCCCAAGTGGGTCCAGTGGTTGTTCCAACCGTGGGTTCATTGAGTGACATATTTGCTGTGGCCATGTGTCTTCCTTCAGAAAATATAGATATCTACAGTTGCAGTCCCGCTGGCTTTCAGCAGGATATAAAGATTTTTGCTTGGATTTGCCGTGGCACTTTCATAAATCGTGGCATTGGTTTTTAACCTAGTGATAATGAATCCCTCATATTCCCGGCCAAGACCATGATTGATTTCGGTGTCAGAGGTTTCAATCGTTTGATCTTTCAGCAGCACACCATCTGAAATCGGCAGCTCCAGCAGTGGATTCAGAGCCGTTTTGATATGAGACTGCAGCCGATTCACTTCTGCATCTGGTGTGTATAGCGTGGTAAAGTTTACCCGGCTCATCAGCTCTTCAGTGTGTAAGTCACCGAAATGGTTGCCCCAGTTCCATCTGAAGTATGATCATAGAAAAACCGGGTGTACCGGGCATACAGCTCATCTTCCAGGAGGTTTGTTTCACCTCCAGAAATTGCTGCTGTCACACCATTCACCCAGGTGCTGTCATCATTAGAATGCTGGATGTATATATTAGCCACTGGAGTTCCTGTGCTGGTATTGACTGCAACCATACAAACCTTGCGGAATTGCGCTGCATCAATCGTGGCCCCGGTGACATCACCGGACGCATCGCCACTGCTTATGTAGTCAGTGACATTCCTATATTGAACTGGGTTCATAGTATCCTCGGCATTATAGGTAGTTAAAATAATTGAAACCGGTGTAGTAAGAAGACACATCAGTCACGGTCACCGGTTCTCCTAAATCTCTCATTTCTGAAACTGCTGTAATCCTTGCCCTCAACTGTTCTTTTTCCATTGTCAGTGCAGTGATATCCGCCTCTTCCTTAACCAGACAATCTGTTGCGGCGGTAACAATCACAAAACTGTCCCATCCAGAGAAGAAATTAAATCGGGATTCAACTGATCCAAAAGTCGTGGGATCAGAAAGACCGCTGCTATCGAGATCCGTTGTGACGGTTGCTGCACCTACTGCTGAAATGGTTTGATCCACATCATAATCTGCAGCCGGCAAAAACCCGGTTCCAGTGATGGTATCGCCAACCACAAACCCATGATTTTCACCTACCGTCCACATGGTGCTGCTGCCGCGTGTAATCGCCGTGACAGTTTTTTCCAGGAATTTTTTCGGACTTGGAACATACCAGACGGTGATGGTGTCATTGGTTGAGGGTTTCGGATTAATCCGCAGAGTTGATCCTTGGATGTGGTAGCGCATCCGCCTTGCAACGGAATAGAGGCTGCCATTGTTACGTTGACTAAAATTATAACGGTGCAAAGGGATGGAGTCTGAACCTACAT